AGACTGAAACTGTTCGGCAGTGATCAGGGGTGGATGAGCAAGTACCTCTACCCGCCGCCCGGTCACTACACTCGGAAAGATGGAGCCTACTACGCGAAGTGGCTTCCAAAGAACGGTCGTGAACTCAACGACGAAGCACGAATAATTCACACACCCGGAGATTTGAAACCGTGGAATCAACACGCACACAAAGTGTACCCATGGATGCGCACGCACTGGCGTCGCTAGAGGGGCAGCACGTACTCGTAACCGGCGCAGGCGGCTCGATAGGCCGACACCTGTGTCTCGTCCTTTCAGGCGTCGTCAGCAAGCTCACGCTTGTGAGCATCAGCGAGTCCGGCCTCTACAAAGTCGAGAAGCTACTGAAGGACGCCAAGTGCGAGGTTGACGGCCTGCTGGCTGACTACGGCGACTCGGCGACGATGCTCCGACACCTGAAAGGAGTGAACGTCGTCATTCACGCAGGCGCCCATAAGCACGTTCCGATCTGCGAACGCAATCCACTGGCAGCGATCCTCAACAACGTCGGCGGCACGCAGCGGCTATTGAACGCATGTCTGGCATCAGGGGTTCAGAAGTTCGTGCAGATTTCTACCGACAAGGCAGTGGAGCCGAGTTCGATCATGGGTGCGACGAAGCGCGTATGCGAACTCCTCTGCACGCGTCGAGACTATCGCGAGATGAAGGTCATGGTTGTCCGGTTCGGGAACGTACTCGGCACGGACGGCAGTGTCCTTCCGCTGTGGCAGGAGCAGATAGAGAACGGCGGTCCGGTCACACTTACGAGCAGCGGCTGCACTCGGTACTTCATGTCGGTCGACAATGCGGTCACGTTGATTCTGTCAGTCCTGCATATGGGGCGACCGGGGATATTTACGTTTGACATGGGCGAGCCGCACAACATGGGTGAGCTGGCTGAGCGGCTGATCAAACAGGCCAATAAAGACATCGAGATCAGAGAGATCGGTTTGCGCCCCGGCGAGAAGCTTCATGAGGAGCTGTATCACGGTGGGACGCTGGAGCCGACGGCACACAAGAAAGTGTACAAGGTCATCGAGCACGGCGAGCGGCAACCTTCTCACCAGTACGTGCCAGACATGATCGAGCACGCCCGCAAAGGCAGGGTCATCGAAGCCGTCGACATCCTATGGAAGATCATCAACGAGGCATTCAAAAAATGAAGGTCACAATCGTAGGGTATGGGTTCGTTGGGCAGCACCTTGCTGATTCAGTTCGCAGGCGTGCGGAAGTTACTATTCATGATCCCGACAAGGGGTTCGTGGAGAAGAACAAAGTCGACATGGCTTTCATCTGCGTGCCGACGCCGATGGGACCAAACGGCGAAGCGAACATCTCCGAGGTTACGAAAGCGATCAGCGAAGTCGACGCTGAGCTTTATGTGATTAAGTCGACGGTGCCCCCCGGCACTTCACGCTATCTGATGGAGTCGACGAAGAAACGGATCGTGTTCAGCCCTGAATACATGGGTGAGTCGAAGTACTACACGCCGCCGCAGTTTCCTGACCCGGAGCGGATGGACCAACATGGGTTCATGATTGTCGGCGGACTGTCCCGAGACACTGAGGAAGTCATCGACTTCTTTCTTCCGATCTTCGGACCCACCTGCCGGTTTAGGCAGATGTCTCACACGCAGGCAGAGATTGTGAAGTATGCGGAGAACAGCTTCTTTGCTTTGAAGGTTGCTTTCGCAAACGAGCTTCGTGAAATCTGCGATGCGTTCGGTGCGCCTTACCACGCTGTGCGTGAAGGCTGGATGGATGACCCGAGAGTCGGCCCGATGCACACCGCTGCGTTCAAAGACGAGCGGGGGTTCGGCGGCAAGTGTCTGCCGAAAGACATCGCAGCTCTTGCGTTTGCGTGCAGAGATTTGGGCCACCGTTCGCCGCTACTCGAAGCAGTAATCAAGGCTAATGAGGAACACCGTGGGTAAGAAGTATTCACCTGCCACCGCAGTGGCCGCTCGCCCCGGTATGCCGGTGTTTCAGCCTCGTGTTGTCGATGCAGCGATGAAGTACATCAAGCATCGCCGAACTGTTATTCAGGCTGGTGCGCACTTAGGCACTTGGGCGAAACGGCTGGCGGAAGATTTCTATTCCGTATTTGCGTGGGAGCCGGTTCCTGAGAACTGGAATATATGCAACGTAGAAGTCGACTTGCCGAACGTCACGATCTTCTTTGGCGCACTCGGCGATGAGCGGTGCACGACTGGTGTCAACGACGTGCAGTACAAACGCTTTTCAGGAAGCCAGAAAATCACTTTGGCGCCGGGGCACATACCAACCCCGATGTATCAGGTCGACAAGCTGAGCTTTATCGAGAACCTCGACGCTATGTTCCTCGACGTTGAGGGGTTCGAACTAAACATCCTTCGAGGAGCGTCTGAGACGATTATGCGGGATCGACCTGTTCTTGTTCTGGAGAGCAACGGTCGGTACGAACAGAAGGACTTCGATGCGCTCATGAAGAAGCTGAGATACGAAGTTGTTGACCGCTATGATCGCGACGTAATTTTGGTGCCAGTATGAATTTTACTTTGATCGTTCCCTACTACCGCAACCCGGCCATGCTGAAACGGCAGGTCGAGGAGTGGGTACAGTACCCTGACTTCATCAAGATCGTTTGCGTTGACGACGGAAGCCCGGAGCCAGCGTATGACGTTCTGCGTCCATACGGCGACGCTCTCAACAACGTTCGCCTGCTTCGGATCATGAAGGACATTCCGTGGAATAGAGGCGGCGCTCGTAACCTCGGTGCGATGCAGGCGGATACTGACTGGATTCTTCACGTTGATGTTGACCACATACTTCCGGTCGAGACAGCGGAGAATATGCGTGCATTCTCCGCCATGCCGAAATACTGGTATCGCTTTACCAGATACAGAGTCGGTAAAGCAGACTTTACTAGGAACAAAGACGATCTTCCGAGGGACTGTAAGTTCGGAAAAATTAAACCGCACATGGATTCATACATGGTCGAGAAAGAGTTGTATATGCGGCTCGGCGGGTACGACGAGGACTATTCGGGTGGGCTTGGCGGCGGCACTCCGTTTGTCCGTGAACTGCAGAATGCGGCCGCTATGGTCGACCTGCCCGAGCCGTATATTCTCCATGTCCACACGACGGATTCAGTGAAAGACGCGAGCGATATACACCTGAGTCGAGACACTACTCGATTCAAAAATCTACAGCGGCGGAAGAAAAAGGCCAATGAGCCTAAGAAGCCGATGTGCCAGTTTGAGTGGGAGGAGTTAGACCTTGGCCGTTGATACATATCCGACTGTTCAGAACGAACTTACGACAATACAAAAAATCTTAGACGACGGTGTAAGTCTGAGCCGGTTTGGTGACGGCGAGATTAAACTCATCGACGGCGGCGCACAGGTACGCGAGCCTAAGAACGGAAAGCTTGGGGCGGAACTTGCGGAGGTCTTAGTCGACAACGACCCAAGGCTGATCGTAGGCATTCCGACAATGGACCCGATGGGGCCGAAGATAAAGAATTGGGAGGGCCGTCGACCGAGGTTCCTGCCTCACCTTTCACCGGACGTGAAATACTATTCGTCGTTCGTGTCCCGACCGGACTCAGCGCCATGGATTTCCTCGCAGGAATATGCGCAAAAGGTCTGCGACATCTGGCGTAATAAACGGGTGACGATTGTTTGCGAGGAGCACTCGAAGTTGCTTACAGTACTCAGAAAGACCTGTAAGGAAAAACTCGATTGGGTGAAGTGTCCTTCTCATGAAGCCTATAAGCAAATCAGCGAATACCAGAATTACATTCTTCGAGGTCGTTCAGATGTCACTATACTTTCGCATGGCCCGAGTGCGACCTGCTTGGCCAGACGACTTGCTCATCATGATCGACAGTGTGTTGACCTCGGCAGTGTTGGTGGCTTCTTGCTGAAAATGCTCGACCTCGAACCGTTGGGCGATCTTCGCACGTGCGTCATTAAGCGACCTGAGAACATGACGGTTGATGAGATGCAGGCGAAGCTCAGCGAACAATGGGACCTGAAATTTTTCGACGAGAAGGAGCGATAATGCTATTCACCGACAAACACCAGAAGAAGCTTGTCGAGTACTACTCCAACAAGGAGTTCACCGTTCAACGTCCAAAGTGGATCACTCGTATCGAGAATATAGCACGCGAAGGCAGACCTGAATCGGTACTGGACTATGGTGCGGGGGTTGCTCAGCAGGTGGCGAACTTCACCGATCTGCCGGTGACAAACTACGACCCGATCTACACGCCGAAAGCAACGGTCAAGAGCTTCAAGCCATTCGATCTGGTCGTCTGTAACCACGTACTCGAACACGTCGAGGAGAAGTGCCTTCAGGACGTACTTAAACACATAGCCATGCTGACGAAGGGGGCAGCTTACATATCTGTTGGACTTGGCCCTGCGATCAAATATGACCTTGCCGGTGAAGTGGCTTGGAAGGTTGAACCACGATCTGAGACGTGGTGGCAAATGAAGCTACACGACGAGCTTGGACATGTCGCTAAGATCGCGTCGGATGAAAAAGAAGTCGCATTTATTTGGGTGAATGACCGTGCTTAGAGTAGTCTGCTGGCTATGGCCTCCGATGACTGATACCTATCGTAGTAAGTTCAATGCGACGCATGTCAACACTCTTCGCAACATGGTCGAGCGCCATTACTCCGACCCGCATGAAGTTGTGTGCATTACGAATATGCCCGACGGCATTGATGAGCGTGTGCGCATTGTGCCTCTTTGGGATGAGTTTGCTGATGTGTATTCTCCTCATGGTAATAACCAGCCTGCTTGCTATCGCCGTGTGCGTGCGTTTTCTCGTGAGATGGCTGACATCATTGGCCCGCGATTTGTTTCAGTAGACCTCGACTGCGTGATCGTCGACGACATGCGACCGTTGTGGAATCGCAAAGAAGACTTTGTGATCTACAACTACCCTATGCGCACTACGCCATACAACGGCTCTATGTGGATGATGAACGCGGGGGCACGGCACCACGTATTCGAGGACTTCAAGCCGGATGTATCGCCGATTAAAGCCAAGAAGGCAGGCTTTCGTGGATCGGATCAGGCGTGGTTCTGTTACGCTCTCGGGCCGAATGAGGCGACATGGAACTACAAGAGCGGCGTCGTCGCATGGCGCTCTGATCTGAAATGCCGCGACTACAAGCTGCCAGAGCACAGCCGAATTGTTTTCTTCCACGGACTTGTCGATCCGTGGGATGCTGAAGCCCGAAAACGGGCACCGTGGGTCGAGGAGCATTATCGGTGAGCAAAGCAGCAAGCGACCCTAATCCGAATTCACTGGACTACATCACCCCACCTACCGTGGGGGACTTTATGTTGGACGATCATTTTGTTCGTCTCATCATGGGTCCGGTTGGTTCCGGTAAGTCAGCCGGATGCTTTATGGAGCTGCTTCGCCGAGCGAAGATGCAGGAGCCGGACAAGCAGGGCATTCGCCGGACTCGTTTCGCTGTCATTCGTAACACGCTGCAGCAGCTTCGTCAGACGTGCCTTGCAGACATTCAGATGTGGCTCGGACCGATAACCCACTTCTACGGTCGCGACCAGACCGTACAGGTTCGCCTACCACTGCCAGATGGCACGAAGGTTGAGTCTGACTGGATGCTTATACCGCTCGACTCGAAAGAGGATCAGCAACGACTGCTTTCACTAAACCTAACAGGTGCGTGGGTTTCAGAATTTCGAGAGATCAGACTTGACATAATTGATGCACTCGCTGGACGCCTTGGCCGATACCCAACACGTGCTATGGTTGACCCGACATGGTTTGGCATCATTGCCGAATCGAACCCTCCTGATGAGGATTCCGAGTGGCATGAAAAGCTTGAAGTCAACCGTCCGAAAAATTGGGCGCTATTTAAGCAGCCCGGAGGACTCTCTGATGAAGCAGAGAACGTTAGCAACCTCCCCCCGAGATACTACGAAAACCTCTCCGAGAACAACGGCCCTGATTGGGTGGATGTTCACGTTCATGCTAAGTACGGCAAGTCCCTCTCGGGACAGGCGGTATTTCGCCGAAGCTTTAAGGCCAGCTTTCATATCACAAGCGGACTTGAGTGCCAGCGTGATTTAGCGGTGATGCTCGGGCAGGATTTCGGCAGGACACCTGCAACTCTTGTAGGACAATTGGATGCGCGTGGGCGACTGCTGGTTTTCGATGAACTCACATCGGAGGACATGGGTATTGAGCAATTCACGCTCGACAAACTGCGCCCTTTGATTTACGAGAAATATAACGGGTGCCGGATATTCATGGTCGCTGACCCGAAGGGGAGGGATAAGAGTCAGGTGAATGAGGAGTCACCGTTCGACGTTTTGAAGCGGTTGGGCTTCAATGTGTTCCCGGCGACTACGAATGATATTGACACCCGCCTGCGCTCCGTCGAGCAGCTACTACTGCAGCATAGAGACGGGACAGGGATGCTTCTGATAGACGAGAGCTGCACGCAACTCTGTGCGGCGATGAAGTATAGCTACCGATACAGACGGAAGAATAACGGCGTGCTCGAAGACAAGCCGGAGAAGACTCACCCTTGGTCAGACCTTGCTGACTGTCTCCAGTATATGTCGATGTCGACCAACCACAACTTCGTCTCGAAGGTCATGGCTAAGATGAATCCTCAACCTCCTCGACCTGCCCCTCCAAAACGGGGTTGGACTTAACTTCGATAGCTTTAGTCTCGTGGCCAACTACGTGGATGTTCACATTGAACCCGCCACCGCCCGGTCCGCCCTGCGCGTTTAGATCGCGACCGGTCCGCCCTGCCAGTACCGCCATCTGCTTGATTGCATCGAGCCTGTTACCAACAGCGAGGTCGTCACGATGCGCCCATTCATGGAGCAGCGGGATCGAGTCTTCGAGTGCGACTTCTGACTTGATTGTGATTCGCTTACCAGCGTTCAGATCGCCTCTGAACTGTCTCAGCGCTTCCTTGAGCATCCCCCTGAAGACAGGACTGCCTTTGAGCTTTTGCCACTCGTTTTCGGTCAGTTCATAACGCTGTTTGATACCTTCCGGGTCCGCCAGTCCAGAGGCCAGTTCAGCGCAGATAGTTGCCGACAGGCTTGAAAGTGGCAGGTCCACGGAGGTTTGGATAGAATTGCCGCTCATTTCCTCAACCGTGTTGTTGACACGTCGCATAACATAACTCATCATTACTGTCCATGGCTACTCCCGGCAACCAAGCGCTCCCCGTCAAACCCGATCCCGGCTTCAGTCAGGGGATGCTTCGCGTCGTGTCGAATCAGCAAATGATCGACGAGGAGCGGGCTGCAGAAGAAGCAGCTACGACGAACGAAGAAGACATAATCGAAGGGCAGCTCGCCGCACACATCCGTGCACGCATGACAGACATGCGCAATTTCCGCAACGCCGAGGGGATCAGCGAACGACTGCTGAGTGCGCTGCGGACATACAAAGGCCAATACAGCGCAGCGGAGCTGCATGACATCCAGCAATTCGGCGGCAGTGAAGTCTACGCACGTGTGACAGCAACGAAGTGCCGAGCCGCAACGGCTCTGCTTCGTGACATCTATCTCGGTGCCGAACGACCATTCGATGTCGATCCGACACCCGAACCAACGATCCCTGAAGACATCGACAGCAACATTCAGGAGCTGGTCAATATCGAGACCGCGACGATGATGCAGGCGGGACAGCAGATCGACGAGCAGATGGTGTCCGACCGTGTTGCAATGCTGCGTAAAGCAGCGATGCGAGCAGCGAAGAAGCAGGCACATGCGGAAGCCGATAAGGCTACGAACAGACTCGACGACATGCTCATCGAAGGCGACTTCTATGAGGCGTTCGCCGAGTTCCTCATCGACCTGCCCATATTCCCCTTTGCAGTTTTGAAGGGGCCGACCGTCCGCAACAAGAACCGGACGAAGTGGGTCGAAGGGCAGATGCAGGTACAGAACGTACCGACGTTGTGCTGGAACCGGGTCTCGCCGTTTGACCTCTACTGGTCCCCCGGCGCAGCGAATTCCAGCCAAGCAGATTTCATCGAGCGTATACGCCTGACACGTGCGGAGCTGGTAGCGGTGAAGGGGCTACCGGGTTACGACACGAATGCAATTGATCAGGTACTCGAAAGATTCTACAACTCAGGCACGCATGAGTGGTGGGACACAATCGACACAGAGCGTGCGGAGCTTGAGGACCGTGAGCGGTGGAGCCGAACCGCTACTTCGATGATCGACTGTGCTGAATACACAGGTCACGTGTCGGGCAAGCTTCTTCGTGATTGGGGGATGAGCGAGGACAGGGTTCCTGATCCTCTCGGCGAGTATTCAGTTACTGCGTGGCTGATTGATCGTTTCCTGATTAAGGTTCAAATCAACCCGGTCTCACGCACACGACCGCCCTACTACATTTCGTCTTTCGAAAAGATTCCCGGTTCGATGTTCGGTTACGGACTGCCGGACCTCCTCGAAGACGTACAGCAAATCTGTAACTCATCTGCCCGCTCGCTCGTTAACAATGCGGCGATCAGCTCCGGCCCGCAGGTCATCATCAACGATGAAGTCCTTCAGCCGGGGGAGAACGATGAGCTATACCCTTGGAAGCGATGGCATGTGAATTACGACCCTGCGATGGTCTCAGCCAGCCAGAAGCCCGTCGACTTCTTCCAGCCGAACATTAACGCCCAAGAGCTTCTGACGATCTACGAGAAGTGGAACACGATGGGCGACGAGATCAGCGCCATCCCACGTTACATGACGGGTAACGAGAAGGTAGGTGGGGCTGGACGAACTGCGTCTGGTCTCGCCATGTTGATGGGCAACGCCGCGAAGACGCTTCAGAACGTCGCTGCCAGTATCGACAGAGACGTGTTCAAGCCAATGCTCAACGACTTGTTCATGATGGTGATGGAGACACAGCCGGGTACGTTCCGCGGTGATGAGTTCATCAACGTGAAGGGCGTCAACCACGCCGTGAAGCGTGAGCAGGATCGGATGCGGCAGCTTGAGTTCCTGCAGCTCACAGCGAACCCGATGGATATGGCGATTATCGGGCCGGAAGGACGAGCGAACGTACTACGAAACGTTGCGACAAATCTCGGCCTCGAACATGAACGCATTCTCCCCGACGACGAGGAGATTCGTGCGCAGATGCAGGCACAGCAGGCTATGCAGCAGGCGCAGCAGGCAGTGGTGTCACAGCAGCCAGCGCCAGAGGAAGAACGAGCGGGGCCGGAGGCTGTCCGACAGTCCTCGGGCGTCGAAGACATGAACACGAACCAAGCAACCGGGCGACCCGGAATGAGGGCAGGTGGATGAAACCGCGTAAACACAACTACTCGAATCAGACGGGCATGAACTGCGGCGGCAAGGTTAAAGGCTATGCGGACGGCGGTTCTGTCACGAAGAAGAAAACCAGCAAGAAAAAGGTCACGCGCCGCGAGGGCGACACGAACCGCTCAACGAACGTGGGCAGTACGTCAGACACCCTTCGTAACAGACGTGCGCAACAGATGGCTGACCTCGGTTTGAAGGATGGCGGTCGTGTACAAATGCCGGGTCGGGAGACTCGTCAGACGCGTGAGAAGCCGCCCATGCCGAAGCCGAAGAAAGGACCGGCACCACGTCGGATTGGACGTAGGCGGAATTCTTAGGCTATATTCTGTCAAATCGACACTCAATACACGTGTAGGAGACGCACAGTGAAAGGCAAGTTTCTCGGCCCGACGAAGGGCAATCGGGACCTGAGCACCAACCGCTCTGCAGGCGGGGGCGGCTCGGGTGAATCCCATAAAGGCGGTGCCGGTCTCGGAGGCAAGTTCTCCGGTGGCACCAAAGGCAACCGCGACCTCCCCATCAACCGCACTGCCGGTCATAAGATGGGCGCAGGCGATCCGCAAGGAGCCGGTGGCAGCTAACCAATGAAAGTTCAGCCTGAAGTAGCGCAGGCTTTGCTCAATCTCCGGGGAAGCGACGACTTCCAAACCATCTTACGGTGGCTTGAAGAAGGTCGGGAGAAGGAGCAAGGAACATGCAACAGCGCGGTGGACGATGTTCCACTACGTCGAGCACAGGGTGCCGTTGGAATAATCAACGACATCCTGAAAGCCTACCGAGAGGCGCCCGATACTACCGATAAGTTCAAGAACAAACGTCAACCCCCCGTCCAAAGGTGAATACGCTATGAGTGGCAGCGCTCTCCCGAAGGCAGTCCAGAAACAGATCGAAACTGCAAACAATATCCTTGAGGAGATGAGTAAGACTCCCGAGGACCCTGAGAATCCGAACCCGGAGCCGAAAGAGCCGGAGAAGGAACCCGCCAAGGAACCCGCCAAGGAACCTGCGAAGGAACCTGCGAAGGAGCCAGAGAAGCAGGAGGAGCCTGCGCCTGAGCCAGCGAAGGAACCCGCCAAGGAATCCGACAAAGGAGGGTGGGAGCACAGATACAACGTACTTCAAGGCAAGTACAACGCCGAAGTCCCGCGACTCCAGCGCCAGTTGCAGGAGTCGAACGACATCGTTGCGGAGATGCGTCAGCGCCTGAACAATCAGGAGTCGATCCTCGCCTCTCTACAGGCTCAATCGAAGGAGCCAGCGAAGCCCGCTGAGCCAGAGAAGCCTGCTATCTCGAAAGAGGAAGAGGAGACCTACGGCCCCGATCTCGTAGACCTTATTCGCCGCGCAGCGCAGGAAGAAGCCAAGAAGCTCGTCGCTGCCGGTGTGCAGCCTGTTGTCGACAGAATTGAGAAAGTTGACAAGAGTGCTTCACAAGTGTCACAGACCGTGGCACAATCCAAGAAAGATCAGACCAATGCCGCACTCGATCAGGCAGTTCCGAAGTGGCGGGACCTGAACGGGAACGAAGAATTCCTTCAGTGGCTGGATCAGACCGATCCGTATTCAGGTCAGATCAGAGGAGTTTTGCTGCGAAACGCTTATGCGGCTTTTGATGCCAATAGGTGTATCGCAATTTTCAGAGGCTATCTGCAAGAAAACGCCGCTGTAACACCGGAGCCATCCTCGGATGCTCCCTCGGAACCGGAAGCGGAACCGAAGGAACCACAGACGAAGATGGAAGACCTCGTAGCACCGGGTCAGCCAAAATCTCCGACAGCAGGCGCTCCTAACGAAGCCGGTAAGAGGGTGTGGACCCACAAGGAAGTCTCCAACCTTTACGCCAAGAAGAACGAGTTCATCCGACGGAATCCCGGTAAGGATATGCCCGAGGAGCTGCAAAAGCTGGAACGCGATCTGTTTATGGCGCAGAAGGAAGGAAGACTCCGCTAACCGAAACAGTTAAGGAGCTATCCAAATGGCATATCCAATTTCAACCGCCCCATGGTCGGGCAGCAATCCGTCTCCGGCGTATAGCGGGACGTTCATTCCCGAGGTATGGTCGGGCAAACTCGTCGAAAAGTTCTATGCGGCAACGGTCCTCGCGGCCATCGCCAATACGGACTACGAAGGCGAGATTGCGAACAAAGGCGACAAGGTAATCATCCGAACTCGCCCGACGATCACCATCGCGGACTACGAGTCCAATCAGGACCTGACGGTTCAGCGTCCGTCGAGTAACGTGGTCGAGCTGCTTATCGACAAGGGTAAGTACTTCAACCTCGCACTCGATGACGTGATGGAAATCCAGTCCGACATCGACCAGCTTTCGATCTGGTCCGAGGACGCCGCTGAGCAGATGAAGATCGCCGTTGATACGGACGTTCTCGGTGCTCTGGCCACCACGACCGACATCAACTCGGCCAACCGTGGTCTGACGGCAGGCGCCATCTCGGGCGACCTCGACCTTGGTCAGAACGGTGTTCCGCAGTACGTCAACGCAGAAGCTGAAGGCGCAGGCACAGGCGCGGATGCGTCGAACTCGGAATCCATCGTCGACTACATCGTCAAACTCGGTCAGGTGCTCGATGAGAGCAACATCCCCGAGTCGGGCCGATGGCTGGTCATTCCGGCATGGCTGGCTGCACGTATCAAGCGTTCGACGCTGCGTGACGCCTCGCTGGCTGGTGACGGCACGTCGATGCTGCGTAATGGTCGCCTCGGCATGATCGACCGCTTCACGATCTACATGTCCAACCTTCTGTTGGAGGTTGACGGATATGCAGACGAGTGGCCGGTTCTGTTCGGCACCGATGCAGCTCTGACCTTCGCGGCTCAGTTCACGAAGATGGAAACGCTGCGCTCCGAGCGCTCGTTCTCCAATCTGCTCCGCGGACTGCAGGTTTACGGCTACAAGGTCGTGAACGGCGTCGCGATGGGCCGTGGCGTAGTCGCCAAGGGCTAATCCCTAACCCCCTCCGGTCCTTCGGGGCCGGAGGGTCTCTGATAGGGGAGTCCCATGGCGAAAACATACGAAAACCTGATCACAGAAGCTCGTCAGCTTCTTCAGGACACAGATTCCAGCGCCTATCGTTGGGACGACACCTACCTGTTCAACACTTTGAATCGCGGCCTTCAGGAGCTTGGCCGGATTCGACCTGATGCGTTCTACGATCTGTACGACGCCAATTCTTTGAACATCCCTGAGATTGTCGACGACGATGCTGCGGTGGCTCCGCAGTACGATTGGGCGACGACGTTTCAGTTGAACATGCAATACTACAATCCACTGCTCGCATATATTGTTGGAAGCATCGAGATTACCGACGACGAGTTCACCGTCGACGGACGGGCGAT